ATGATGCACAACCTGGCACAGATCCGGCAGGACGGGCTCGACCAGGTAATGCTGAAGGATCTGAATACGACCCGGCGGCTGTGGGTGGAACAGGATTGTATCAACAAATACTGCCGGGGCCGCGTGAAGGTGCTCGGCTCGGAATGGAACGCGTGCCAGTATACCAGGGAGTGCGGGCAGCCAAAGATCCGGCACTTCGCATATGACCCTGAATACACCTGGATGCAGTTGCCGGAAGTGATCCGGTACGCTGAAATGCCTTGGGAAGAATGTGTGCAAGGGAGGGAATAATGCCAAAGATAGACGTCATTATACCGGCATACAACGCGGACATGACGATTGACCGCGCGATCCTGTCGGTCGGATGTCAGACGATAGCAAGCGACTGTGTGATCACTATTGTGGACGACTGTTCGGACTGTTCATATGAGGACCTGCGGGAGAAGTTCGCGTTCATGCCGTGCAAGATCCGCGTCATCCGGATGAAGGAGAACGGAGGACCGGGTGCAGCAAGGCAGTACGGGATTGATCACACGCGGAACCCGTACATCGTGTTCCTGGACGCTGACGATACGCTGGCCGATGCTCTTTCGCTGCAGACGCTGCTGGCAGGGATGGCGGAAGGGATCGGCATGGTAAGCGGTGCTTTTGACGAGCAGACCGCCGCAGGGATCGTGCATCATGCGGATGATATTGTTTGGATGCATGGGAAGATGTACGCAAGGAAGTTCATTGAGCAGTATGACATCCGGTTCCATCCGACCAGCAGGGCGAACGAGGACAACGGCTTCAACTCGCTGGTGAAGATCGTGTGCGCGGTCGGCGGCCAGTGGAAGGTATCGCTGCAGAACCGGACCGTGTATATATGGCACAACCGGAAGGACAGCATCACACGGGAGGCTAATTTCGCGTACTACTTTGGGGATTCGTTCACCGGCTACGCGGAGAACATGATCTACGCCGCCCGCTATGCCGAGAAGCTGTTCCCAGGCCTGTATAAAAACGATTGGTTCAGGGGATGGGTGGCGGCGAACCTGTGTTTCCTGTATGCATATTACAGTGAGTGCTATTACTTCCGGCCGGATCTCGCCGAAAAGAACCTGTACGCCTGCAGGACCTACTTTGACATGGTATACCGGAACGTCATGACCGCGGTTAGCGCGGAGGAACTGGCACAGAACTACGCGACTGTCATGACGAAATCGTACAGACGCCGGCCGTATATCCCGGCCAGGTCGATATCCGAATTCATTGAGGATCTGCAAAAGACAACTTACTAAACGGCGTCCTCGGCCGGAACGGAGGCAGAACAATGGCAGCAAGGAAACAGAGCCCGGCACAGTTGGAGAATCTGAAGAAGGGCAAGCGATTCACCGAGGAGAATGCGACGATAGCAGCCAAGAAGGCTGCGGAGGCTCGGAGAGAATACAAATCCCTGCAGAGCAGAGCACGCGAGCGCATTACTCCGGAGGACTGGGACGAGATCGTCGGCGTGATGCTGGAGAAGGCGCGGAACGGAGATCTGAAGGCGATCGAGCTCCTGCGTGACTCATGTGGGGACAAGCCGACCGATCGGGTCGAGCTGGCCGGCATGCAGGATCTGCAGGTCAATATCACGGTGAAGGAATAATGCTGGATCCAATCAACATCACGATCTCTAAGAAACAGCAGGCCTTCATCACGGCGACCGAGGACGAGGTTTTATACGGCGGCGCTGCCGGCGGCGGCAAGAGCTACGGCCAGCTGATCGATGCTTACCTCTACGCACTCCGGTACAAGAAGAGCAAGCAGCTCATCCTCAGAAGGACCTTCCCCGACCTGGAGAAGAGTCTGATCCGCGTATCGCGGGATCTGTACCGGCCGGACCTCTGCGAGTACAACGGCTCGAAGCATACATACACCTTCATTAATGGGTCGATCATCGACTTCGGATACATCAACAACGAATCGGACGTATATCAATATCAATCGGCTGAGTACGATGTGATCCGCTTCGATGAGCTGACCCATTTTACCGAGTTCCAATATACGTACCTGATCAGCCGGTGTCGTGGGGCGAATGACTACCCGAAGCAGATCAAGAGCTCGACCAACCCTGGCAACGTTGGCCACGGCTGGGTGCGGTCCCGCTTCATAGATGTGGCGCCTCCGGATACAACGATCAGGACGGAGACCGGCACCAGGAGGTTCATCCCAGCGAAGGTCCAGGACAACATGTTCCTGATGGAGTCGGATCCCGACTACATCCGCCGGCTGCAGAACCTTCCGGAGGAGGAGCAGAAGGCGCTCCTGCATGGATCATGGGACGTCTTCAAGGGGCAATACTTTGCCGAATGGGACCGCGACCGTCACGTCATCCGGCCGATCGAGATCCCGCCGGATTGGAGACGGGTGCGCTCGATCGATTGGGGATACAACGATCCTTGCGCCGTGCTGTGGTATGCGATCGGCCCGGAAGGCCGGTGCTATGTGTACCGCGAGCTGACGCTGCGGGAGACGCTGGCGTCCGCGGTGGCGGAGCGCATCGTCGAGCTTTCCCAGGGCGAGAGCATATCGTACACGGTCGCGTCGCCGGACATGTGGCAGAAGCGCGGCCATGCGGACATCGACGGCGAGAACATCGCGGAAACTTTCGCACGGCATGGTGTACCGCTGACGCGAGCAGACAACAGCCGCGTGATCGGGTGGAACCGGGTGCGCGAGTTCTTATCGGATGCACCCGACGGCCGGCCGATGATACAGATATTCGAGGGATGCCTGGAGCTGATCCGGACGATCCCGCTGATGATATACGACGACCATAACGTGGAGGACGTGGCGGACGGGCTGCCGGACCACTGGTGCGAGTCGCTCAGGTATTTCTGCATGAGCAGGCCGAGCCCGATCCGGCCCAAGCCGGAGAAGAAACCGATTCCCTACTCCCCGTTCGAGACAAGGCGCCGCGTGAGAAGCGGCTTTTTTGATGTTTGAGGTGAAACATGGCAGATGAAACCAAGAAAGTATTAGGCCAGCTGACCGGCGAGGAATTCGTGAGCCAGGCGTACACGCTATTCGATGAGTTCCGGAATGCGTATGAGAGCGAGTGGTCCAGGCTTGAGTCGAACCAGCGCCTGTATCTCGGCAAGCACTGGGAGGACATGTCGAGCCAGGATGCGGACCTTCCGAAGCCGATGACGCCGATCATTAACAGCACTGTGGAGAACATGAAGGCGGACCTCGCCGACAACTATCCGCAGGCGATCATCCAGCCGGAGGCTCCGGAGGACCAGGCGGTCGCTGATATCGTGGGTGCGCTGATCCGGCAGAACCATGACGGATCCAACTACCGGAAGGAGTACATGCGGTACACGCACGACATCCTGGTTGGCGGGTACGGTGTCCAGGAAGTCGGGTATGACGCCACGGCTAACCGGGGGATCGGGCAGGCCTTCATCCGGCACGTGGATAACCACACGATCCTGTTCGACCCGCAGGTCCGTGACTTCCAGCTCGGCCGTGCTGTGTTCAAGATGCAGCCGCAGACCATCCAGTGGTTGGAGAGCCGGCACCCGGATATGGTCGGCAAGTTCGCGACGGACAGCTTCTCCCTGGAAGAGGACGCCGAGCTGACCTATGACCAGACCAAGAGCGTGCTCATGATCGAGTGCTGGTTCAAGGAATGGGTCGAGGATGGGAACGGGGAAGGCCACTGGGCTGTCCACATGGTACAGATGGCCGGCCGGCAGCTCCTCGCAGATTCCAGGGATGAGAAACCGGAAGGCTACTTCTCCCTGGGCGAGTACCCGTTCATCATCACGATCCTGATCCCGAGGCCGAACAGCTGCCTGGGGTACGGGATTCCGGATCTGTTCGGCACGATGCAGAAGTATAGCGACAAGCTTGACCAGATCACGCTGAAGAACGCGGCGCTTTCAGCACACAACAAACTGCTGAACACGACGTCATCCGGGTTTGACACGGCCGACCTGATGGATTGGACCAAGGATGTCCACGAAGGCGCCGCGCTGAATGGTGTTACCTGGTTCCCGACGCCGCCGCTGCCGCAGTACATCATCTCCGAGTCTGCTGCCATGCGTCAGACGCTGAAGGATGAGAGCGGCGCGAACGACTTCTCCAGGGGCAACACGGCATCCGGCGTCACGGCGGCGAGTGCGATCGCGGCACTGCAGGAGATGTCGAGCAAGCGGTCCAGAATGATTGCCATGTCGATCTGGGAGGACTACAAGACGCTGGTCCGGTACGAGATCGAGTTTGAGCGCGAATTCAACGTGCTGCCGCGGGAGGTCAACCTGACCATTGACGGCCAGCAGCAGGTGGCAACGTTTGAGAGCGCGATCATGGAGCGGCAGAGCGCGCTGGGCAACGAGGTGCCGATCGAGTTCATGATCAGCATCAAAGTGGAGCGGGAGAACCGGTTCACCACGACGGCCCACAACGAGCTGATCCTGCAGATGGTGCAGATGGGCATCATCCAGCCGCAGCAGGCGCTCGAGCTGATGGTATTCGAGGGCAAGGAACAGCTGCTGAACAAGACGATCCAGGCACAGCAGCAGATGGGGCCGAGCCCGGAGGATCAGGCGATGATGCAGGCTCAGGAACAGCAGGCAGCGCTTGATGAGGAAATAGCGAATCTTCCGCAGCCCGAAGGGGGCGCCAATGCGGTTGATATATCGGGGTCTGCGCCCGTAACGGCAGTTCAATAAGGAGGCTTTATGGCTGAAACGGTCGAATCTCAGGTGAGTTCTGAGGTTGCTGCTCCGGAACCGGCTACGGTTTTTTCGTTCGGTCCGGAGGACGGGGCTGTCGACGAGCCCCAGCAGGCTGACTCTGCGGGCGAAGAAGCGCAGGGAGCCGAGGGCCAAACGGTCGAGGAACAGGGTGTCGACGGCCAGGCGACGGAGCAGGACAAGGTCAATCGGGCGATCGGGAAAGAGAAGCATCGCATCCGGGAGCAGGCAAGGCAGGAGTACGAGGCTAAGCTGGCCGCGGATCCGGCACGCCAGCTCGGGCAGATGATGATCGAGGACCTGATGACCAACAAGGGACTATCGGCAGATGATGCCGCGAAGGAGGCCACAGATAATTTTCTGAAGGCCATCGCCAAGCGCGACAATGTCTCCGTCGGCATGGCGAGGAAACTCTACGGCAAGGAAATCAAGGCAGCGGTCAAAGAGGCCGCAAGCGAGCAGGACGAGATCAACCGGATCGTCGCAGAAGTCCAGGCGGCAGAGAAGCCGGAAGGCTTCAATGAGCAGGAGGCTTATGCGGACGAGGCTTTCCTGGATCTCCTGCGCGAGATGCCGGCGAAGGCTGCCATCCGGGTATGGATGGCGGAGCAGAAGGCTAACAGCGCAGGACAGGACATTGCCGAAAAGCTGAAGGCACGGCAGGCGATCCCGCAGTCTTCACGGCCACAGCAGACGGTCACACCCCGGAAGGATTGGCTCAACGCGTCCAGGGAGGATTTCCTGGCAGAGAAGGCAAGGAGGCAGAAATTCAGATGAG